ATCACCACAAGACACAGGTGGCGGTGGCAACACTTCGTCAGTTGGTAAAACTGGTCGAGCAGGTAAAGCCTAATGACATTAGAAGATTTATTAAAACTTTTAAAACAATCGGCTCAAAAGCGAAAAAAAGCACCGATTGAAACCAACGGGATGAAAAATAAGGGAGTGCCAATCAATGACTAAAGAATTATCAAAGAAATTTTCTAAATACTTCTTTGAATCAAAAGTAGCTTTAGGTGTAGCTGCTGATGAATCACAAGAAATGTGCGGAAATATCGAAGCAATGCTAACAACTTGGGGTGCTAGAGAAGGCGCTGATGGTCGCAAGTTCAATTATCAACCTGAAACATTTAAAGCTTGGGCTGATGAATTTGCTAAAACAGGCAAACCACTTCCAATGTATTTTCAACACAATGATGAATCAATGCCAGTAGGCGAATGGACATCTTTTGAATTTGATGACACAGGTATGACTGGTAAAGGTCGCTTATTTACAAATACAAGTGCTGGTAAAGACTTATATACAATTATGAAAGAAAGTCCAGCTATGGTTGGCGGTGTTTCAGTTGGTGCTTATGCTGACGAATACCAAATGGTTGATGCTGAAGGTTCACCTTTAGACACAACTGATCCCGGCTATGAAGATGGTTATTTCCAAATTACTAAAGGCGGATTAAAAGAAGTATCAATTGTGATGCAACCAAATAATCCAATGGCTTAAGTTAAAAAATTAGAGTTTTTCAGAGAAGATGGTTCTGCAAATCTCAAACATATCGAGAAGGCATTGCGCGATGCAGGGCTTTCAAGAAAAGATGCAACATCCGCATCTAGCAAATTCAATGAAATCTTAAAAGCTCGTGATGAGGTTAAGCCGGTAATTGAAACCGCTCCAATTCAAGGTGAACCTGATGCGGATGACGAAATGGCAATACTTGAAGCTTTAAAAGAGCGCAAGTTATTGAAGAAATTAAACCAAAAACTAGAAGGAAAATAATCATGTCAGAAAAAGTTATCGAAAAGTTAGACAAGATTGAAGAAAAGCTAGTAGCAGAACAAGCAGAGATCATTGCTAAAGTTGATGAAAAAATCGAAGCTACTGTTGCTACATTTGATGAAAAAGTTGCCGCTCTTGAAGCTAAAGTTGCTTCAGTTCAAGCTCCTTCAATCATTAAAGTTGCTAAATCAATCAAAGAAGATGCAAATCGCCGTGTTCGCGAACAATTAAAAGACTTCTACAACAACTCTAAAGTTGAAAAAGAAGTTAAGATTTTCGCTGATGAAGCTGAAATGCAAGCTTATTTGCAAGAAGATTCACAATTAACAGGTTCAGGTGCAGGTGTTGGTGGTAGAACATTCTACGATCCAGTATTCCACCCACTTCGTTTAATGAATCCAATGCGCGGTGTTTCAAGAACTGTTGCAACTGATGGTTCAACATATCAATTCCGTGCAAAAATTGGTAATGCTGGTGCTATGTGGGGTTATCCAATCAATGTGAACACATCAAGTGGTCCTAACCCAACATCAGAAAATACATCTATTTGGCAATTAAACCTTAAAGACATCAACACACAGTTCCCAATCAGAACTGCGGCTCTTGATGATATCGATGGTTTAGAGGCTAATGTGATTGACGATATGTTGATGGAATTTAGCCAACAAGAAGGCTTATCAATGATTCAAAATAACGACCAAGTTGCTCCTTCAGCATCACTTTATGGTGGTTCTAATGGTCTTCGTGGTTTGAATCAATATGCAGGTGCGGCTTCTAGCTATGCTGGTGGTCAAATCACTACTGCGGCTTTCGGTTCTAGCGGAACTGCATCAACAGATGGTCTTTCATCACTTGCTACTTACGACCAATTGATTCCTAACGGATCAGATACATCAGGCGCAGGTAATGGTGTTGGTTTAGTAAACAATGTTCAATACAAAGACATCGTGAACTTCATCTACAACTTACCACAACAATACTGGACACCAACTGCTCGTTTCGTTGTTAATCCTTTAATGTTAGCGGCAATTCGTGGTCTTGTTGATAACAATGGTCGCCCAATCTACATTGATGGTTTAGCTCGCAATGATGGTATTGTTGGCACATTGTTAGGTTTTGATGTTGTTGTTAATAAATATGTTTCTAACCCATTATTAACTTCAGCACCAAGTCCTGATGCTCATGTCGATGTATATCCAATGTATTTTGGTGATTGGCAAAGAGGTCACACAATCGTTGATCGCTTAAACATGATTCTTCGTAGATATGATCAAACCCAACCGGGATTTATCACATTCTATGGTGAAAAACGATTAGCATCATCAGTTGTTGATCCTTTCTCTATCATTCGATACAGATCAACAGTTCATACTGTTTAATGTTATTAGGTGCGAAGGGGAGCAATCCCCTTCCTACCTTTTTATTTACTAGGAAAAAAAAATGAAGGCATCCAAATTAATTTTAGAAGGCATTAAGAAAGCACTCACGACAGGCGAAGCCACAGTAAGCTTTCGTAAAGAAGATAAAAAATCTAAAAAAGAAACTGCTAATTTAGATGAAGCTTCTGCACTTACAGGAAGCGGTTTAGATGTTGGCGGTAAGACCTATTTTGATGAAGCTTTTGCGGCACTACGATATGCCAATCCTTTTAGAATTGGTAGCCGTCAAATCGCAATTACAGATACTTCAGCCGTTCAATTTGTGGCTAAAGTAGGTAATGCAACTAATTCAACAGGTTCAAACAATCCATGGGGTTACACATTTACTCCTAACAATGGTTCACCTAACATTGCAACTTCTATTTGGCAATTACCAACTAGAGTTATTTCAGCACAACTTCCAATTAGAACTGCTATTTTAGGCGATGTAAATTACCTAGAAGAAGCTATTGTTAAAGATTTATTTTTAGAGTTTTCACAACTTGAAGCCGCTTCAATGGCACTTAATAATGACCAAGCTGGCTCAACAACTCTTAATACAGGTGCAACTCAAGGTTTAAGAGGTTTAGGTGTATATGCTACAAGCGCAACTACTGCTTCTTATGGAACTAGCGGAACTGCAATGACTGATGGTATTCATACAATTTTATATGAAGGCTACAATGCAACTACTCCAACTTATGATAATTTAGTTAATACTCTTAACAAATTACCAGCACAATATTGGTATATGCCCGGAACTGCATGGCATATGCATCCAGCTTTAATTGCTCAATTAAGAAAAGTTAAAGATACTGCTGGCTTACCAGTTTTACTTGAAATAGGTGATGGTGATGGTGGCGCGGCAGTTCATATTTTTGGTATTCCAGTTATTCCTAACCCATATTTATCTGCACCTGCTTCAGGCGCATTAATGGGTGTATTAGCAAATTGGGAACAATTCTACACAATTGCTGATGCTGAAGAATGGACACTAAAAACTTTTGATCAAACACAACCCGGCTTCTTAACTCTTTATGCTGAAGAAAGATTAGCATCAAGTATTAGAAACCCTTATGCAGGTGTATTTATTTACGGAGCTTAATTAAATGCCTAGCCAAACTGTCCCGGATATAATGGCTTATGGTGGGCTTTTTTTAGCACCCACTAGAAACCCGTTCAACTATGAAAAAATTGAACAAACAAAAAGGGATTTAACTACTAACTGGCTTACTCTTGATGAGATCACTCAACAACTTAACTTGTTTGGTGATCAATCTCAAGATGATTATTTAGCTAGTCTTGAAGTTGCGGTTCGTATGCATATCGAAGATTATCTTGGTATGCCTATATTCCCTGTTTCATTTAAAATTTATTATGCTACAAGCTCACTTTATGGAACTCCATTATGTTTGGACTTGCCTGAAGTAGCTTATAAAGACAGTTTTAATAGCGGTAGCACAGTTATTAATAGTGTTACTTATTGGGATGGCGGCACACCTAATGTATTACAAACAGTTAGCCCAACGGCTTACTTTTATGATGCAACAGGTAATAAAGTGGTTATTAATAGTTTGCCTAATAATAGTATTTCAACCAGCAGAACTGCACCATTAATGGTTGATTACACTTTAACACCTAACTTTTTACAGGCTTTTCCTGTTATTAAGCAAGCGGCATTATTATTATTAACTCATTTATATAACAATCGTTCAGAAACAACAGTTGGTAAATTGGCTAATCTTCCTATTGGAATAGATGCTTTATTAAGACCTTATAAACCTTTGGTGATGTAAATGGCTATTTCCCGTTATGAAAATGTTGATGTAAATACCTTAACATTTACAACTGATGAAGTAGGCGAAGAAAATACTGTAATTACTAAAAAATTTACAGGTCGCCCATTGGTTCAAGATGTTAAGAACTCTTTGCAAATTACAGGTGATACTCGTATTTACCAAGATTTAAATAGGTTTATTTTTAATTATACTCCATGGATCAAGGATATGGTTTTAAATCAAAACTTATATTCATTTACATGGCAAGGTCATGATTGGCGAATTACTGATGCGATTGAAGCTAATGATCGTATGAGTGTTACATTCTTATGTTATAGAAACGATCCAGTAACGAAGGTTTAATATGGCATCACAAAATAGCCCATTAGTCATTGCAAAAGCCATACAAAACCAATTAAGTGGTATAATAAGCCCTATAAAAGTGTATTCCAATTTTAATCGGAATTATGCTACTGAACAAAAGTTTGTAACATGGCATTTAAGAAATGTGCATCAACCAGTTTATACTGGTATTTATCAAGCCAATAAAGGTATTGATAGACCTACATTTCAAATGAGTGTTTTTACAACTAAAATGAATGATGGTTTAGATATAGCAAATACAATCATTCAGAGTTTGCATGGATATAGTGGTCAGTTTGGTGGTGTTGATGGTTTTCAAATATCTAAAGCCGATGTAACCTTACTGTATCATGGTTATGATGATACGACTGCACTTCATACAGTATTTATGGATTGCATTATAGATATACCAACATAAGATAAATTTTTTAATTTTTTTAATGTGAAGGAAATAAATTATGGCACTACCAAATAAAATTTTACCCGGTTTTAGCGCAACACTTTATGCACAATCCGGAGCTACACCAACACCATTAACTGTTGCTAACTTATCTGATGAAACATCAGTTTCAGCTATTGCTATTTCTGATAATCAAATTCCAGTAGAAGCAATCCCAGCTTTTGGTCAAGATGATGCTTCAGCAAACTTTGCGGTAGCTGGTGCTCGTCAATCTGATGTTATTCCAACACAATCTAAACCAACATCAATGACAATTACTGCGGCTTGGAATCCTAGCTCTGCGGCTCTTTTACAAGTTCGTGCTGATGCTTACAATGGCACAATTGACAGAACTTATGTTATCTCTGCAACTGATGGCACAAACATTGTAAACTATGCTTTCAATGGTCGTGTAGGTGAATTCCATATTGATCCAGCACCAACTGCTGAAACAAAATGCACATTTACTATTCATGCTCGCGGCAACCAATATGGTTGGTCAAACAATACTTAATTAGTCAAAAGGATAAAATATGACAACACAAATTAATACAGATAAAGACTTATTAGGTTTTTTAGTTATGCAAGCAAGTTCAAACCAAAAGAATTGGTTTGGATTTAAAGAACAAAGGCTGACGGGCATCAATTTAGCACATCAAATTGCGGCTCGTCATGCTAATACTATGACACCTGAAGAATGTGTCGATTATGCAATAGAACTCAATAATGCAATATACAATAAAATAATTAAAGGATAAT